AGACGCCTGACGTCCGAAAGAGCGATGGCGAGACCGGCCCGGCTGATACTAGCGTGCAGTCATCGCTCGAGCAGTTGCTTGCTGCAGGCACGATTGGCGAAGACGTCGATGTCGCTGAGGTGGAGCGCCTGATCCTGGGCGAAGCACCCGCAGCGAAGGCGGACGACGAGCCGGCACCCGCAGCAGCCCCCGAGTCTCCAGATCCGGCACCGCCGGCCCAGCCCAAGGCCGAGGAGCCGCCCGCAGCACCCGCTGCGAGCGAGCCCGAAGCAGAGGGCGTGCTCGCAAAGGACGGCAAGAACGTCCTGCCCTACGGCGTCCTCAAGGGCGCACGTGAGCAGGCCGCGCGCGCCGCCGCCGCAGCGCAACAGCTCGAACAGCAGAACAAGCAGCTGCTGGAAGAGCTCGCCGCGCTCAAGGCAGGCAAGCAGACCGCCGCAGGGCAGCCCAGCGCTGCCGATGAAGCGGTCATGGGTGACGACCAGCTGGCCCAGTTGCTCGAGTCGGTCCCCGACAACATCGGCGCAGCGCTCAAGTCGCTCGTCGATCAGTCGCGCCGGCTGCAGCAGGAGCTGGTAGAGGTCAAGTCGCGGCAGGATGACGACATCCGCCAGCGGACGGAGACGACTGCATCGCGCGTCCAGGAAGCCATTGATCAGCGCCCGCTTCTTCGTGAATGGCAGGCGTCCGAAGACCCGACCCTGTGGCAATTCGCACAGCAGCAAGACAATCTGTTGAAGAGCCTTCCGCAGTGGGCCGACAAGCCCATGGAGGAGCGATTCGCAGAGGTCGAGCGCATTGTCGCGATGGCAGCCGGTGTTCAGGTTCAGGCGCCCGCAGCACCCGCTCAGAAACCGAGTCTCGCAGCCCAAGCCGCGAAGGTCGTCGCCGAAAAGACGGCGGCCGCACCGGCAGTTCCGATCACCCATTCAGACCTACCGGCAGGCAGGCCGGCGGCTCAGAGTGAGTTGGAGCGGGTCGAGACCCTGGACAACAACGCACTGGAACGACTGTTCTCGGGCGCGAAGTCCATGGAAGACATCGAGCGCACACTCGCGAGAATCGCCTAGCGCTTACCGGAGGGTCTGAGCCACCACCACAGGAGATAGAGACATGGCTCAGACTGTCATCGCCGCGGGCTCCGCACTTGCCCGCAAGGTGTATTCCGTCGCGGCTTTCGCTGCAATGCAGCGCCAGCCGTCCTTCACCAAGAATCTGATCGGTGCCGCGCCCCAGCAGGCCGACGCCGAGAAGAAGCTCAAGGGTCAGACCTCCGCCGATCTGCCGATCGTGCGCGTCACGGACCTGAGCAAGAGCGCAGGCGACAAGGTGAGTGTCGACCTGTACCACACGATCGGCGGCAAGCCGACGATGGGCGACCGCAAGCTCGCGGGCCGCATGTCGGCGCTCACGTTCGCGAGCATGGACATCTCGATCAACCAGGTCCGTCACGGCGTGGACCCGGGTGGTCGGATGACCCAGCAGCGCACGCTGCACAACCTGCGTACGATCGGCATGGCGAATCTCACCGGCTGGTGGAATCGCTTTCAGGACCAGCTCACGCTGACGCACCTGGCCGGCGCGCGCGGTTTCCAGTCGGGCGGCGACTGGATCGTGCCGCTCGAAAGCGACGCGGAGTTCGGCGACATCGTCGTCAACTCGGTGCTGCCGCCCTCGCCCAACCGGCGCTTCTTCGCGAACGATGCGACGAGCGCGTCCAACATCGGCACCAACGATGCGATCTCGCTGACGGACATCGACCGTCTGCGCGCAAACATCGACGAGATGCCGTTCCCGCCGCAGCCGATTCGCCTGCCCGGCGACCCGGCGGTCGATGAGGAGCCGCTCTACTGCCTCTACGTGACGTCGCGGCAGTGGAACCAGATCCAGACCTCGACCGCGGCCAACAACAACTGGCGCACGTTCCTCGCCAACGCCTACGAGCGCGGTCGGTTCACGAACCACCCGCTGTTCATGGGCACGGCGGGCATGTGGAACGGCATACTCGTCAAGAAGATGCGCCGCGCGATCCGGTTCCCGACCGGCTCGACGGTTCGCGAGTTCGCGGGCGACGGCGTCACGATCAACAATGTGACCACGGCGGTCGACGTCGATCGTGCCTTCCTGCTCGGCGGCCAGGCCGCGGCACTGGTGTACGGCAAGAACCAGCGCAGCGACTACTACATGAGCTGGAACGAGGAGACCACCGACCACGGCAACACGGTCGAGATCTCGCTCGCGGCCATGATGGGCATGTCGAAGCTCAAGTTCACCGACGTCGACGGCGTGCCGACCGACCACGGTGTCATCACCCTCGACAGCTACGCGCCGGCCCCGTAATAGCGGCCAGTAGCCACAGGAGTACATAGACATGGCAAGCGCAACTGACCTCAACACCCGATCGGTTCGGGCCGGCACGTTCGGCAACGTGAACGTGGAGATCGCTCTGCTCACGCTCGCGAACGGCGACGGCAACCCGTCCACGCACAACATCCTCAAGCTGCCGGCGGGCGTCCGGCCGTTCGAGGCACGTCACTGGATCACCGATGCGTCCAACGCCTCGGTGACCCTGAACGTGGGTCTCAAGAGCGTGTCGGGCACGAACCAGGACGACAACGACTACTTCTATGCCGCACTGTCGCTGGCCGCGACGGGCACGGGTCGCCAGACGACCAATGCTCCGCCGATCGTCCTGCAGCAGGACATGCTGGTGCAGTGCGTCGTGGGTGGCGCCGCGGTGACCGAGGCCGTCTCGGTGACCTTCGCGATCATCTACGACGTCGTCGGCACGCTCTGAGGCTGACAGCCTAGGCAGTCGGGCGGCGTCTCATTCGTGGGGCGCCGCCCTTTTTCTAAGGGAGAACGCTTATGACCGCTACCAAGTTGGTTCCAGTCCGGTACGTAGGGCAGAAGCCCCGCGCTCGCGACAACCTGCTGAACCGCCACCGCCTCGTGTGGGAAGGCTACGGCGACGTGAAGTGGGTTCCAGAAGACGACGCGCGCGTCTATTGCGCCTACGAAGATCAGTGGCAATTGGCCGAGGACCTTGCCAATGTGCAGGTCCACCCGATCACCGGCAAGCCAGTCACCAGTTTCGCCCCGGCGGCCGACCCGGCCGTCGATTCCCTCCCTGTCGACGACGTCGGCAACGCCGCTGGGGCGGACCCCGAGCCCGACGATGATCAGTCAGACAGCGGCGAGCCCGCGGGCCTGGCCGCGCTGAGCGAGGTTGAGCGCGCCACGCGCCTCAACAAGATCATCAAGGCCTACCCGCGACTCGGTCGCAAGGACTTCCAGATCGACGGCCGTCCGCACGTCTACGCGCTCTCGCGCGTGCTGGGCATGCAGGTCTACGCCGTCGAGCGCAACGCAGCGCACGAGGCAATCCAGAGAAGCCTGCGCGAAGCCGAGCAGAGCAGCACTGCCGCAGAAATGAACGTGGAGTAAAGCCATGGGCACCGTCAGCGCGGACGTCATCATCAAGAGGGCATCGGCCGAGCTGAAAGACCCGGCGATGAAGCGCTGGTCGCTCGAGCAGATGACCGCGTGGCTTGGTGATGCGCAGCGCGAGGTCTGCATCCTCAAGCCCGAGTCGTACGTGCGGACGGTGAATTTCGAGTGCGTCGCCGGGACGCGGCAGTCGCTTCCCATCGACGGCCGCTTCCTGATCGACGTCACCTGCAATCTCGGTCTGACGCTGACGCGCGGCGACGCCATCCGCATCATCGAGCGCGAGAACCTCGATGCGATGGCGCCGTCGTGGCAGGCCAGCACCGGCTCGTCGGTCATCAACAGCTACATCTACAACCGGCAGGTGCCCAAGGTGTTCTTCCTGCACCCGGGCCCGCAGGCCGGCGTCTACGTCGAGATCCAGTACGCGGCGAACCCGCCAGACCCGCAGGTCGAGTCGATCGACGGCGCGGTGGCAAGCACTACGCTTGTGATCGACGACACGTATCTGACGGCCGTGAACGACTACCTGCTGATGCGAGCGCTCGGCAAGGACACGGACGCGCGCGATCAGGTCCGCTCCAGCGAGGCCTACCAGCGCTTCCTGAACCGCCTGGGCCTCGGCCTGCAGGCTGAGCGCGCCCACGACCCGAACCGAAACTCGCCGCCGCGAGACGCCAAGCGCGAAGGAGGCTCAGGTGCCAACCAGCCTTTCTGAGTTCCGCCAGCACGTCATGCCGTCGGTGCCCAAGGCGCCGACGATCATGGTCGAGAAGTTCGTCAAGGATGCGATCGTCGAGTTCGCGAAGCTCACGCATCGCATGCAGGTCGACATCGCTCCAGTGAACGTGATTGCCGGGTCGGCGCTGTACGCCATAGACAACCCCGTCGGATTCCAGGTCTTGTCGATCTCTAGACTGTTCTTTGACGGCAAGCCGCTGGTCTCGGTGTCTGAAAATCAGCTCGACCTCGAGTGGCGCTCGCTCAACTCGATGCACTGCATCTGCTCGAACATGGACGGCGAAGGCTGGCGTGACTACGAGGCCGACACGCCAACCGTGTTTTATCAGCCGAAGCCCAACGAGGTGCGACTGGTCGCCACGCCGAACGCCGCGCTGACCGGCGGTCTCACTGGGCGCGTGGTCGTCTATCCGACCCTGTCGATGACGACCATCGACGACGACATCTACAACGAGTTCTACGAGGTGATTGCCGCCGGTGCGCTCGCCCGACTCATGGCGGTCCCCTCGCAACCGTGGACCTCTGCGCCCATGGTCAACTACTACCGCGCGATCTTCGACGATGGAGTGTCGGACGCTCGCGCCAAGGTGTCTCGCGGTCACGCCCAGCAGAACGCGCAGCACCTGCGGACGACCGCCTACAACCGATAGGAGAACAATAATGTCGACTGCCGTCAGCAACGAAAAGCGCGAGCGTCTCAAGGAATGGATGCTCACGTCTGGCGTTTCAGCAGTGGTGTCCGCGATCACAGTCGCATGGACCATGAGCGCCACGCTGCAGGACTTCCGCAACAAACAGCAACAGCAGGAGAAGGCGATCGCGGTCGTCGAGGCTCGCATGCTGCAGATGGAAGGCAAGCAGGCGGACCAGTCGACACAGATCGCGTACAGCAAGGGCCAGTACGAGGCCATCCTGCAGGCGATCAAGGACCTGCGTGAGGAGATCAGGGAGCTGCGCCGGTGAAAGACCTCGACCCGCCTTGGCTGGTTGCCGCGCGCTCGCACGTCGGGCTGCGCGAAATCACAGGCCCGAAGCACGAGCTTCGCATCGTGCGCATGTGGGAGTCGATCAAGGCGCCGTTCCGGGACGATGAGACGCCTTGGTGTGCCGCGTTTGTGGGCGCCATGCTCGAGCAGTCTGGCATCCGATCGACGCGCAGTGCCGCGGCGCGCAGCTACGCGAAGTGGGGCACGAAGATCGACCCGCCCGCGGTGGGCGCCATCGTCGTGTTCAGCCGGCCGGGCAGCGCGTGGAGCGGTCACGTCGGCTTTGTCGTCGGCCGCGACAGTGCAGGCAACGTGATGTGCCTCGGTGGCAACCAAGGGAACGAGGTCAACACCAAGGCGTTCCCGCAGTCCCGCGTGATCTCGTATCACTGGCCGACCGAGCGGCTCGACCTTCTGGAAGCCAGCAAGGTGCGCTTCCCGCTACCATTGCTCGCAAGCAACGGGCAGCTCAGCAACAACGAGGCGTAGGAGGTTCCATGCTCGAGACGATCTTGAAGTGGATGGGCGCCGGCGACGCCGCGCTGAGCCTGATGGGCCCGGTACTGACGATCGTCCTCGCATGGCTGTTCGGCGGGTCGCTGACGCAGTGGCTCAAGTTCCCGCTGTCGCGCCTCGTCGATGGCCTGTGGTACGACTGGACCGTTCGCACGCTCGCCATCTCAAGCACCGCGTTCTTCGCGCACTTCCTGTCGGACGCCCTGCCATGGCCGGTCGAGATCGGCGTCGGCGTCTCGCAGGCGCTGGCCTACAAGGGCGCCGTGGCGCTGATGCGCAAGTACGCGCCCTGGCTCGAGGTGTCTAAGGTCATTGGCTCCGTCACGCCCCCGACTGCAGCGATTGAAGCCGCGGCGGCGCGCGCAGCCTACCGAGCCAGCAAGTGAGCCCCGTCGCGCTCTTCCTCGCGAAGTTCTGGCCGCACCTGCTGGCCGGCGCCGCGCTGGCGGCCTTGCCCATGGCCGTGACGCGCTGCACAACGAACGCTGAGCAGCGCGCCATCGCCGAGGCGGCCCTCAAAAACGAGGCCGAATGCGTCGCGCCCAGTCACTGCAGGCAGGCCCTGACGGCCTACGAGCGGGATACGGCCCAAGCGGCCACCAAGGTCGTCTCAGACGCCGCAGACGCCGCTGGGCGCGCCGCAGACGCCTTGGAGCGTCGCCGCGCCGAGATCGAAGAGGAGATGGCTCGCGAGCGCCAGCGCCAGGCCCGCGTACTTGCCAGCACCCAGCGCCAACTAGAGGAGGCCATCGCCCGTGACCCTACATGCAAAGATTGGCTCGATCAGCCTGTTGCTTGCCCTGTCACTGACGCTGGCGAGCTGTGGCAGCCTGACCCGGTCCGAGGCGGGTTCATCGACCGTGGTGGTCGGCAAGCCGACCCTGAAATGCCCGCCGATCAGCCCGGATCTGACGCCGCAGCTGTGCACTCACCTGCAGGGGAAACCGGAGTTCAACCGGGACCTGCGCCGTGAGCGCGAAGAGCTGCTTGCGTGCGTGGCCGAGGCCAACAAGAATGCGCGCGAGATCAGGGAGCTCCAGTCGGCTTGTGAGGCCGCGAGGCCCTGATGCGTCTCATCATCGACCAGTTCCATGGCGCGAGGCCGCGACGTGACCCACGGCTGCTGAGCGCATTCGAGGCGCAGATCGCCGAGAACTGCCGCCTGTACTCGGGCGCGCTCGGCTCGTGGCGCAAGCCCACCGACGTACTGGCTGTCGGCACCAACTCGCTGCGCTGGTCTAACACCTTCTCGAACGGCCTGTGGGCGCGCACCGGGCTCGACTCGGTCGCCGACAATGCGCAGCTCGGGCCCGACGGCTCGACCACCATGGATGCGCTCATCGAGAGCGCAACGACCGGCCTGCACGCGGTCTATCAGTCGGTTGCCAAGGGCGCTGCCGCAGAGACCTGGACGGGCTCGTGCACGTTCAAGCTGGCG